CGAGCTTCAGCCCCTGTCCAAACGTCTGCACAGCAACATACCCGACATGAGCACCGCCCTCATCATCGCCAACAAGGCCGAGGCCCTGGCCTGGATCGAGCTCGAGCCGCCTGGCGGTGAGTACATCGGCCACCGCTCCTACTGCGGCACGCGTCGCGACCTGCCGGCGGCCACCGAGTACCTGCTGTGCCTGGGCGATGACGGCCTGTGGCCGTGGCTCAAGCGCATCCGGCTCGACCTGCTCGCCAAGGCGCTGTGGCCGAACGTCGAGTTCCGCCTGCGCCTGTACGGTCATCCGGCGGTCGACGCGCTCAACGAAACGCGGCTGTGCCGCGATCTGCTCAAGCGCGTCATCGACGAGCTGCACCTCAAGAACATCGACGAAGTGTGGGCCGCCTATTCGGCGCGCCTCCCGGTGTTGCACTGACCCCCGAACCTCAACCGTCTCCAGCCGCCTCCGGGCGGCTTTTGTTTTTCTGGAAAGGCAAACCATGGCAGCGTTCAACAAGATCCAGGACTATGTCGAGCAGCTCAACAAGGCGAAGCACGACTGGTCCAGCCACACCTTCAAGGCGGGGCTGACGAACAGCGCGCCGGTGGCCACCAACACGATCTACGCCAACCTGACGGAGATCTCCGCCGGCAATGGCTACAGCGCCGGCGGCATGACGCTCGACACGGTGACGTTGTCCGAGACGTCGGGCACGGCCAAGGTGACGATCGCCGACGAGGTGCTCACCGCCTCGGGCGGCTCGATCGGCGCCTTCCGCTACGTGCCGATCTACAACGACACGCAGACTTCGCCGGCCGACCCGCTGGTCTGCTGGTACGACTACGGCTCGAGCATCACTCTGGCCGACGGCGAGTCGTTCACGCTCGACTTTGATGCCACCAACGGCCTGTGGTCGATGGTCTGAGCGAGCCGATCAACACCCAAGCGAGGAACACGACATGAGCATCGAACTGATGTTGAAGGGCAAGTACGCCGAGCTGTGCGCGCAGCGCGACCAGGTCAACGCGAAGAACGCGCCGCTCGAGCTCGAGCTCGACAAGGCCAATGCCGAAGTGATCGCGGCCCAGGCCAAGGCGCACGCGATCGCGGCCAAGATCGACGACAACCGCGGTCGCGAGGCGTGGATCACGCTCAAGCGCGAGATCGGCGTGCTCGCTCGCGCGCTGAACCCGGGGCGCTGAGATTGGGCCGAGGTCTGCGCATCGGATTCAGCCCGCGCCCCGTGTGGCGTCGGTCGCAGATCGCCGACACCTGGACGCTGGTGCCTGCCTCGAACACGCTGGCGGACGTCAACCCGGAGAATGACGCGGCCGTCAATCCAAACTACCCCAGCAGTGCACCGTGGCATGGAATCTCGGGGCAGGGCGCGCTGTTTACGGCGTGGAATGGCGCCTGCTATGACGACGTGCTGCATGAAATGCACATCGGGCCCGCCGGCGGCCACGGAGACTACGGCGGCAATGAGCGCTACAGGATTGGGCTCGGCGACAACACGCCGGCCTGGAGCTGCATCGGCAAGCCTACAGGGGCGATCGGCAACACCGGCACGCTGAACGATGGCAACGACGCCACCGGCGTTTACTTCGACAACCGGCCGCGCTCGACTCATACGTACAACTACCTCGTGCATGCGCGAGGTGTTGGCCCGGTCATCGCTCGCCTGGCCGCGACCCACAACAATGCGGCGTGCGTTGCGAAGGCGTGGAAGTGGGACCGCGTCACCGGCGAGTTCACGTTCTTGGTGGACTACAGCGGCGTGTCGGGCGTCGGCGGCATCCTGACGGTCGGCGCGGCCTGCTATGACCCGACGCGGCACTGCATCTGGATGCTGCACACGGGCACGACGAAGGTGCTCAAGCTCGACCTTGGAACGAACGTCGTCACGAGTCACGGCACCGCCGACAACTGGACGAACGGAAACAACTTCCTCGTCTACGTGCAGAGTCAGGATTGCCTGCTCTCAATCGGCGCCGGCGGCGTCGGCTACAACGACAACCCGAGCGGCTTCTCGCACATCAACCTCTCCACATTCGCGCATACCACGCTGTCGTGGTCGGGCTCGTTTGCCTCGGGGTTTGCATCTGCACTATCGACGAGCATGTATGTCGTCGGTATCGCCTGGGATGAGGTGCGTCAGCGCTTCGTCATGTGGCACAACTCGACGAACCGCGCTCAGCTCAGCACCCTGACGCCCAACGGAGCATTCACGAATGCCTGGACTGCTGGCGCGCTCACCGTGAGCGGATCGAACACCGTCACGCCCTCGGCGCCGCAGTCGAACGGCACTTATGGCCGCTTCCAAATTTCCCCATCGTTCGACGGCGTGTTCCTGCTGAACGGTATCAGCGAGCAGCCCTACTTTTACGCTTTCTCATAGGAGGCCGAAATGGCTGGCGATCTCTTTCTCAAGGAACAAACCGTCGTTGTCGTGCAGAACGACGATGGCGGCAGCCTGACGAACGGCAGCGCGGTCTTGATCGGCAGTGCCATCGACATGCGGGCCGGTGGCACGACCAACCTCATCCAGAACCTGCGAGCGCTCGCTGAGTTGAAAGCCCAGTGGGGGACCGTCACCGGCATCGCTGCGGGCACAGTGCTGGCCGAGCTCTACTTGATCCCGGCGCTGGACGGCACGAACTATATCGACATCGACGGGTCGAGCGGCGCCGCTTACCTGCCCTACACCTACAAGGTAGGGTCGTTCATTTCGCCGAAGGCACTCAGCGCCTCGACGAACTATCGATTCGCCTGCCGCGCGTTCGACTTGTTCCCCGCGCTGTGGAAGGCATACCTCAAGAACACGTCGGGTCAAACGATCTCGGCCAACTGGGGCTTCCGCCTCGGTGCTGCGCGCGGGCAGTACAGCTGATCGGGGCCTCGCGTGTACCTCATCCAGAGCGAGTACGTCGAGCAGCCGCGCGACATCCCTGATGTCGACTTGGCGCATCCGTTCATGGAGGGTGTGGTCTTTGTCGGCTGCTGGGTCGATGGCTTCTACGTGGACCTCTTGACGGGGCAAGTGGCGACGCGCGTCGGCATGGCGCCCGCCACATTCCCGCCGCATGCGAACGCGTACGGCGCGGGGGAAGTCACGGGCGGTGTCGCGGCCGCAGACGCCGACTCTTTCGTCTTCGGCGCGAAGACTGGCCTCGACAATCTGACGACGGTCGGGTCGATGTTCGCTCTCGCGTACCACACCGGCAACACCGCGGTGCAGCACGCGGTCCTTCAGACCGAAGAGGACGTCGTTCAATACTCCGGCGCCACGCTGTTCATTGACGACAATGCGTTCTCGGCCAACGGCGCGGTCGGCATCGAGGTCTGTGACTCGGCGGCAACCGAGAACGCCTCCGGTGCGGTGCTCGGCACCTCGTCCGAGAACCTGGTGCACGTCATCGGAGGGGCGTGGAACGGCACGAACGGGTATTTCTACCACAGCGGGACGACGCGCGGCTCTGCGGCTAATGCCCACACCGCCACCGGCCACGCGAGCCGCCGGACGCGCGTCAACATGCGGCACGGCACCAGCACGAACATGCGCTGCGGCAACGTGCTGGCGGTCGGCAAGAGCTATGTCCCGAGCGTCGACGAGTACGCACATTGGGCTCGCCGCCCATGGGCCATCCTCAAGCCTCGCGCTCCGTTGTTCTTTTTCGGCCCGCAGAGCACTGGCTATTTGCTGTCCGCGGCGGCCGGGTCTTTCGCGCTCACAGGAAACGCGACTGGTCTTGTCCGAGGCAACACGCTGTCGGCGGCAGCTGGATCGTATGCGCTGACAGGTCGTGCCGCTGGTCTGTACTACGGCCACCGGCTCAATGCGTCGGCAGGGTCCTACTCGCTCACTGGCGCGGACGCGCTGGCCGACTACAGCATCACCCTGTCAGCCGGCGCCTACGCCTTGACCGGTAACGCGGCAGGGCTGTATCGAGGTTTGAGGCTCACGGCGGCACCTGGCTCCTATGCTTTGACGGGTGTCGCAGCGGCCCTGAAACTGGGTCGTGTGACCGCGGCTGCCACGGGCACGTACGCGCTGACCGGCAGCGATGTGACGCTGACGAAGAGCGGCGCGAGGACCCTGGCGGCATCGGCCGGCTCGTTCTCTTTGACGGGCCAGACGGTGTCGCTGCTCCATTCCGCGCGGATGGCCGCGGCGCAGGGAACGTTCACGCTGACCGGCGTCGATATTGCGCTGACCCGGGGGCGTGTGATGGCGGCCGCGTCCGGCAGCTATGCACTGGCCGGACAGGCTGTGGCGTTCCGCAGGACCTACCAGCTCGCGGCCGCGCAGGGCAGCTATGCGCTGTCGGGGCAGTCGGCGAACCTCATCGCCTCGAGCGCGGCACTGCTCGCGGCCGAAGCCGGCGCCTTCGCGCTGACCGGCCGCGCCGTGACGTTGCGTCGCGCCGCGTTGCTTCGTGCCTCGACCGGCTACTACGTGCTGACGGGCTTCGCGATCGACACGCCGGCGCCGCGCGTACTGCCGCGAGCGCCGACCGGCCGCCAGGTGCAGTCCGGCCGCCGCCCGGCGAACGTGAACACAGGAACGCGCTGACATGACACTCAAGCTCATCAACGGTCCGGCGGAAGAGCCTGTCTCGCTCGCGCTGGCCAAGCTGGCAGCCAAGGTCGAGCATTCGGTCGACGACGAGCTGTTCACGCAGATCCTGATCCCCGGCGTGCGCCGCCAGGCCGAGCACGAGCTGAACCGGCCGCTGATCACGCAGGAGTGGGAGCGCGTGCTCGATGCCTTTCCGTGCAACGAGCTCAAGCTCGGCAAGCCGCCGGTGCAGAGCATCGTGCATGTGAAGTACATCGACGTCGACGGCGTCGAACGCACGCTCGCCTCGAGCGCGTATTCGCTCGACGCGGACACCGATCCGGGCTGGCTGTGCCCGGCGATCGACACGGTGTGGCCCGACACGCTGGTCACCGCGAACGCCGTGCGCGTGCGCTTTCTCTGCGGCTATGGCGCGGCGGCCGCGGTCGATGCGTCAATCAAAGACTGGATGCTGGTGAAGATCGCCACGGGTTACCGCTTTCGCGAGCAGCTCGTCGCGGGAATGAGCATCGCGCAGCTGCCGGGCGGGTACATGGACGCGAAGCTCGACCCCTTCCGCTACTACGGGGACGACTCGTGAGGGGCACGCACATCGGCGAGCTGGATCGGCGCATAACGATCGAACGCAAGGTGGTCGGTCGCGACGCCGATTTCGGCAGCGAGGTCATCAGCTGGTCGACGTTGGCTGAGGTGTGGGCGAAGGTCGAAGACGTTCCGGAGATGAGCCGCGGCGGCGCCGAGGCGGTGCGCGCCGACCAGCGCGTCGCGACCACCCGGACCAATGTGCGCGTGAGGTATCGATCGGACGTCACCAGCGACATGCGCGTGCGTCTCGCCGATCGCGGCCGCACGCTCCAGATCGTCGGCATCACGGAGGCCGGCAGCCGCGAATGGACCGATCTGCTGTGCGAGGAGTTCTCGTGAGCGAGACCGTAAAGGGCATGGAAGATCTGCAGAGGGCGCTGGACCAGCTGCCGCCCAAGATCGAGCGAAACATCCTGCGGGGCGCCCTGCGTGCCGGCGCCAAGGTCCCTCAGGAGAAAGCCCGCACCGGTATCCACGATGTTTCGGGCGACCTGGCCAAGAGCGTGCGTGTCAAGACGTCTGCACGCGGCGGGCAGGTGAAGGCGAAGGTGATCGCCGGCGACAAGAAAGCCTGGTACGCGTACCTGGTGGAAATGGGAACTGCCGCGCACTTCATCAAGGCGATGAAGGCCGCCGCGCTCTCATTCAATGGTCGCGTCGTCGAAGGCGTGCATCACCCCGGCGCCAAGAAGCACCCATTCATGCGCCCGGCGCTCGACGCGTCGCCGCAAGGCGTGCTCGCGGCGGCCGCGGCGTATATCCGCAAGCGGCTGACGAAAGAAAACATCGACGTGCCCGGGCCCGGGAACAACTGATGCGTGCCGAGAAAGCCATCACCGCGCTGTTGCTCGACACCGCGGGTGTCGCGGCATTGGTTAGCGATCGCGTGTATCCCGGGCAGTTGCCCCAAGGAACGCGGTTGCCGGCGGCCGTGGTCGAGCACATCGACACGAACGAGCTGACGACGCTCGATGCGGCTGCCGAGTTCGGCCTGGTGCGCTCGCGCATCCAGGTGACGGTGCTCGCCAGCACCTATCCGGCGCAGAAGGCGCTGCTCGAGCAGGTGCGACTCGCCTGCAACTACCAGCGCGGCTCGATCGCTGGCGTGTGGGTGGTGAGCGTGATCCGCGACACCGTTGGGCCCGACCTGCGCGACGACGACCGCGGCGTGTTCTACCAGAGCGTCGATTTTCAAGTGACCCACCAGGAACCCTGAACCTCTTTCACCAGGAGCAAGCACCATGACGAACCCGGCCGCCGGCCTATTCAAGCAAGTCGCCTACAAGGCCGAGACCACCTACGGCACCGTGCCGGGCGCCGCCAGCGCGCAGGCGCTGCGCCGCGTGCAGAGCACGCTCGACCTCGACAAGGACACCTACGAGTCGCAGGAGATCCGCACGTCGCAGCAGACCGCGGACTACCGTCACGGCGTGCGGCGCGTCAAGGGCAAGATCAGCGGCGACCTGTCGTGCCTGACGTGGAAGGACTTCTTCGCGATGGCCCTGCGTCGCGACTTCGCGGCCGTGACCGCAATCACTGGCGCGAGCATCACGATCGCCGGCGCTGGCCCGACGTATACGGTGACGCGCGCCGCCGGCAGCTTCATCACCGATGGTGTCAAGGTGGGCGACGTGATCCGCCTGAGCGCCGGTTCGTTCAACGCGGCGAACAGCGCCAAGAATCTGCTGGTGACCGCGCTCACCGCGACGGTGGCCACGGTCATCGTGGTCAACGCCGTCGCTATGGTGGCCGAGGGGCCGATCGCCGGCTCGACGGTGACGGTCATCGGCAAGAAGACCTTCATTCCGACCAGTGGCCACACCGACAAGAGCGTGTCGGTCGAGCACTACTACAGCGACCTGGTGCAGAGCGAGGTGTTCTCCGGCATCAAGGCGAACCAGATCGCGATCCAGCTGCCGCCGACGGGCCTGGCGCAGATCGAGATCGATTGCGTCGGCCAGAACATCACGACGGCGTCGTCGCAGTACTTCACCAGCCCCACCGCGATCACGACCACGCGATCGATGGCGGCGGTCAACGGTGTGCTGCGCGCCGGCGGCGTCGCGGTGGCAACGCTGACCGGCCTGAACCTGACGATCGCGCCGTCGTTGAGCGGCGATCCGGTGGTCGGAAGCAACGTGGTGCCTTTCCAGTTCCCGGGCCGCGTCCGGGTCTCGGGCCAGCTGACGGCCTATTTCGACAGCGTCACGCTGCGCGACGCGTTCATCAACGAGACCGAGATCGACCTTATCGCCGTCTTCACGGCCGACAACACCGCGGCCGCTGACTTCATGACCTTCGTGATCCCGCGCCTGAAGGTGGGCGGGGCATCGAAGAACGACGGCGAAGGCGGCCTCATCCAGACTCTGCCCTTCATGGCGCTCGAGAACACCGCCGGCGGTTCCAGCACCGCCACCGAGGCCAGCACCCTCGTGATTCAGGACGCACAAGCATGAGCGACGACTCTCTCGACCTCGACCAAGTCGCGGACCAGACCAGCGCCGAGTACACCATTCGGCACCCAAAGACTGGTGCGCCCACCGCGGCCAAGTTGCTGCTGGCCGGGCCCGAGCACGAGGTGCGGCGCCAAGCCGTGTTCGGCCGCATGCGCGCCCGCCAGCTCGAGCTCGAGCGCGCCGGCCGGATCTCGCTGCCTGACCCGGAGGCCGACGAGGCGGACCGCACCGCCCTGGTGGCCGTCTGCACGCTTGGCTGGACAGGCCTGGAGGAAGGTGGCAAGCCGCTCGTCTTCACAGTCGATGCTGCGCGCAAGCTCTATGCCGACCCGAAGAAGCGCTGGCTGCGTGACCAGGCGCTGCAGGCGCTCGACCAGCGCGAGCTTTTTATCGGCAGCTCCGCACCTGCCTGATCCAGCGCGCGGAGCTGGAAATGCGCCTGGACGCCGCGCAAGGCGATGGCGCGCCCTTACGGGTGCACCTGCAGCGATTGCGCAGCGCCACGGGCCGGATTGACCCGTTGCTGGCCCAGAGCTCGCAGCCCCTGCCGGCGTCCGTCGCGCCGCTGTGGGATGCGCTGGTGCAGATCTGCGGTACCCGCGCACCGGGTGCGCCGGTGAGCTGCATCGAGATCGAGGCCTGGCAGCGCCTGCACGGCGTGCGCCTGACGCCGTGGGAAGTCGACACCGTACTGGCATGCGACCGCGCCACGCGCGCGCTGCCGGTGCAACGCAAGGACCTGAGCGCATGAACATCGGCACGCTGACGATTGAGATCGCCGCGAACATCGCCAGGCTGCAGCGCGACATGGACGAGTCCAAGCGCGTGGTGTCCACGGCGATGAAGGATATCGAGGGGTTCGTCAATCTTG